GAGAAAAAAGGATCATAGGCATTACAGGTTGTGCTATTTGTGTATCGCTGTCTCCTTCAGGTGTAACTGTTGGAGTACGTCCTCCTGTTAAAGCAACCTCATCTACAAGGTTAGTAACTTTAGGTTGTGTATTTCTACTAATAAAATTCGAAATATCCATGGCGCTTCTAACTCTTCCATATCCAGGAATAGTAAATCTTGCGATAGTATCTAGGCCACTTGTAACTATATCTCGAACGGGTGTTTTCTGAGGAGGCTGACCGACAGTAACTGCATCTGGTGCGTTATCTCCTCCACTAAAACTATCTACTTGATCTTGAGATGCTGACGCTTGACTCATAGTACCTGGGTCATCAGTTCCATATTCAACAAAACTTGGAATACCCATAGGTGTCATAATACCAGATCCACCGGCTTGTTTTAACATATTAGCTTCTTTTGGGTTTATGTAAGCAAGAAACTCTCCTTCTGGTGCCATCATTTTAGCATCATCTAAGGATACTCCACCTTCTGCTAATAATTGTCGTGCTATTTGTGATCTAGTTATTGCCATTTTTCCACACTACTTGGTTTTAGGGAACAAATCAAGCGAAGGCATGATTACCTTGACATCTCTTCTGATGTCAGATTCTGGTACACCCTTAGCTTTCCATTCCTCATCTGTATTGTATTTCTCACCTGTTTTCAAGTTCGATATTGTTGTTATAACCTTTTCTGGCTTTATTACTTGCATTACGTTGTTACCTCTCTTGGCTGTATTTCTAATATTGAAGCTACGACGTGCAGCTCATTCGCGTCAGAAGCTTGAACTTTTAGTATCTCACTTTCTTCTAAAACAAGAGGTTGAGTTAATAACTCTGTTGTTGCATTCGAAGCTATAGCTTTAGTTTTAAATAAACTAAATATAGCACTAGATGAGTTAACCAATGTAACTGTTATGTTGGCTCCTGATCCTGCATCTTCAGATACTAAAATAGATTTTATCACAGCTGTCTTTGCTGTAGGCACCGTGTACAACGTTGTTAGATCCGTTGTTGTTAAGTCTGCTTTTGCGTTTATAAAACTGTTAGCCATTAATTTAAAAAGAAGTTAAATGCTTCTACTTCATCCTTTAAGTCTTGTTGATATGTTGTATTTAATTTCTGTATTACAGCGTCAAGGTCTCGTACCTGTGCATCTGCTACGTTCTGTTGATACTCTTTACTAGGTCTTGTTAATATTTGTGCTATCTTTGCCATTATCTTCTACCATCCGATTGTACATCTAATCTAAACGTTCCAAGTTTCCAATCTTGACTTGTGCTAGTGTTTTCTACTTTAAGTGCGATTGCTCTAGCTCTTGCTCGTGTGTCTACTTTAGTTGTAGACGATGTAACTGTAAAGGGTCCAAGAGAAGAACTTGCTGCTGTATCATTTGAATAATTACGTAAGTTTAATGTTACTTTTGTATCTCCAGTTTGTGATACAAAGTCTGGTATAAATCTTCTTATCTTCATTAAAAATTCACCGTCTCCTCTAAAGGTTACACCCTCTCTTTGACTTTGAGTTATATCAAAATCTCCAGAAGTAATATTCGCAGCGATCGCTGTTGTAACTCCTGCTTTAATTTGATCCGTACCTGTTTCATGTTGATAGTATGTTGAAACACCATCTGTATTACCTTGTACATAAGTCGCTGACGTAGCTCCTTCAACACCATCTGCATCATATTCTAAGGCATGTGGGTTACCAAATACAGCAGAGTCTGCCCATGCTGTTCTAGCTAAAGAACCTACTGTCCATATTGGTCTTTGTGCAGATGAGTCTTGATAGTTATAACTAACCATTCTATTTACAACAGATGAACTAGATGTTGGATAGAACCACATAATCTCACCAAACAAGTTGTTAAGTCCTGCATTAATCATTTGGTTACCAGAATCTAAATTAATATCATCGTAAACATAATCTTCTACTAAGCATGTAAGTGATTCAAGTGCACCGGCATATTTAAAGAAACCGTTTTCAGATAACCAGTATGCTGCACCATCAACTTCAACAACTGCATTCTTACCTGCTAATCCACAGTTTGTTCCTGCTTGTACGAAAGCAAAGGTAAAAGGTTGACCAACAAAACGCATTAAGAATAGTGCTGTGTCTGTGTAAACATAAATTGCATCTCTACCTCTAATAGCTCCCATGATCCGTGATCCGTCGGCCAGTCTCTGTGTACCAGCGTCATTGGTTGCTGTAGGTGTGTACGTGTTAATATCCTCAACGGCAGAGAATCTAATAAACATATTATCTTGAGTAGACTTTGTACCAATCGTTGTTTCTGTACCATAAAACACTAAGTGTCTGTCCGGTGTAGATACCAACATGTGTCTTGATGCAGTTGGTGCACCAGATATAATCGTAGCTCTTGTAGAAGTTGCATCAGTTGCTGCAGAGTTCCATTCGAAACATTCACCATCGACAATTAAACAAATAGCTTTGTCACCAAAGTTATCGAGTGACCACATACCAGGATCAACAATTAAGTCACCTGATGCTGCTTCACCCCATGCTACAAAGTTAGATGAACTTGTAACAGTGTCTCCTCCAGAGTGCGCTGCTGCTGTTGTATTTCTAACTGCTCTTGTTACACCTGATAAACTGTTACCAGATATAGCTGTGTATGAAATTTCTTCTGTACCTATTTGTATAAAGTTTGTGCCTGAAGATGGAAACTGCGATGCATCTGTTAATGTTATACTTGTTGTAGAATCATTAATACCAGAAGCTAGTGTAGTTGATGTTGCTCCGACTTCTACACCACTCCAAGATCCTAGACCATAACCAAAACCTTGTGCCTGTACATCAGGACCTATGTGATAGTAATGTCTAACTCTAATACCACCTGATTCTGTTGCACCCGATCCAGACTCATTTGATGGCATGGTAATTGTAAGCGTATTCGATGAGGGTACTGTTGTTACCATAAATCTTATGTCATCAAAGTTTGCTGCTGCATAATCTGAATTTGTAATAGCTGTAAAATTATCTAATAAAATTACATCACCAGCTTCTATACCATGGTCAGATGAAAAATTTATTGTAACAATAGCTGATCCGTTGGTCGTGCTAAATGCATTCGTAAGTGTTGTTGTAGTTTTGATAGGATGAATGTCATAGAACACACCACCTGAATAAGCATATAAAACTCTGTTTGTTCCTATGATAGAATATTTTTGACCAGAACTATTTGTAAATTGGTGTAATCCTCTGGCAGCACCAGTAACATTATCGGCGCCTAGCTGTTTCCAACCGCCTATTTTTTCAGGTGTTGTATATCTAAATCTTACATTATCACAATCAATCCACTGACTTTCAGCAGTCGTGGCTGTAATTTGTTTATTAATTCCAGGTGCAAACCCTATCTTCTGTAACATAGATCTCCAGATTATATTAGATTGCGTTGATGTTCAACGTTATTTGACTATTCCTAGCATAGGTCTTTTATCATATAAATTAGACTTTGCAAACTGTCCATCTGCATGATTATAATGTAGAAATACTTGACCACATAATTTACCCTCAAAAGGCTCTCTCCAATGCTCTAACTCACAACCAGAGTAAATAAGCATATCTCCTGGTTTTAGATCCACTTTTATACCTTTGGGTGCTCCAGGCTTATGTATGCCTTTATACTCGTCTATGACGTTGTCAGACCCTGTAGGATCGATAAATATAGGCCATTGATCTCCACCTAGATTAAGAGTGGTAGATATTTCACAACTTGGTCTATCTTTGTGTCTTTTAAGAATATTACCGTTTCTATATAGCCTTGTATAAGAATACGTAGGCACTAATTTAAGACCTGTTTTCTTTTGCATTACAGCTATAGTTTTAACTAGCAGTGTTTCCATAAGTCTATCACCATATTTAGCGTAAGAGTTTGGAACCTGTGCATCATTAAAATTACCAATAAGTTTATTGCCAGGATGTGTTACACCATTCTGTAACATCCAGCGATCTGCTTCAGCTGATATTTGTAAATACCTATAAGCTATATCTGCTATCTCTTTAGATATAGCACCACGTATAACTTGATATTTATTTTTATTAAAACTCATATTTGTATAAAATTATAAGACACAGATATTCTCCAGTTCTTTTCACCTTTGTCTGTATTTAAATTTATATCAACACCGTGTGGAAGCCAAGATGGAAAAAAGATCATACGTCC